ATGTTGGTGTGTTCACAGAACTTAAAATCAGAAATCGTTTTGTTAAATGCGATTTGACAGATGTTACTTCTTCAAATTTAATTGTGGAGGTGCAATAAATGTCTAACGGAACATTAGTAGATACAACCATATCAGGTGCTGGTGCAGGTGGCGGAGGAAAATCCGGAGTAGTAGCATTAATAGCAAAAGGTGAAGAGCCTTCTACTCCTTATGCAAGCGGTAGTAAGTGGTATTATGATGGTAAAATATATACTGCTTTAACTACAACAACAAAAGATAGTGGTGTTACTCCAAGCACAGATATTTCATATCTTTATGATGGAGTATATTATTCTTGGAACGGTAGCAATTTGGTTGCAGATGACCAAACGAATTTAGTTCACAAGAGCGAAGAAGAAACAATTACAGGACCGAAAACTTTTTCTGGAGCTTTGAAAGCCAACACAATGCCTAAAGGTGATATCTCTAAAAATGTTGCAACGACTGAATTTGTGTATGACCATAGTTTACAAAGCCATGAAGAATTAGGAGTTACTTTTGACCTTGTTACATCAGCAGGGACAAGAAAACTTGCAGCCGCAAGTTTAAGTTGTGTTCCGGGAACAGATTTAGTTGAAGCAACTGATGATTTTGCAGAACACGAGGCTTTTAAAGGTTATTATGCTGTTTGTAGGTATAACGAAACATCTCAAAAAATGGAAGTATATGCAATTCAAGATACTCTTGAATATGATGATTGTTTCGAACTCGGAACAGACAACAAAAAGCATTTAAAGCCCGGAAATTACTTATTTAGATTTTTCCATATTTTCTGGTATAAATCAACGATAGATGCAAACGGAAAACCTACAGTAATAATTTCCGCAGAAGATAAAACATCCGCAGGTTATAAAGTAAGTCCAATGCACAACAGAAACGGTGTTTTACATGAGTGGTGGCCAATATCTGTTTATGCAATGGGAGAAAGTTCAGAAGAAGCAGACGGCGGATTTGCTTTAAGAGACGATCTTTGTCCGCTTACATATAAAACCATTGTAGAGTTTGAAAACCTTGCAAGAACAAGAGGTTGCAGAGTTTTTGGCTATAAAGAAATGCTATCTTTACAGCTTTTAGGTTTGGTAAAATATGCAAGTTTAGATTGGCAAAGTTTTGTTGGTAAAGGAAACACAGGTGGTTGGAGTGATAGCTTACTATGTCAAACCGATGAAACTGATTCAAATTTTATAATTGTTAAAAAAAGTGAATGGACGGGAGCAAACCAAAGTTCAGTTCCGGATACAATGAAATGTATTGCGATAGGGGCTTCTGGGGCAACTGCTGTTTGGTATAAAGTTGTAAGCAGTGAAGATTACACAATTGAAAACGATGCTACAGCTTATACAAAAGTTGTTATTGATGGAACAGTAAGTACGACCGCAGGAACAACTAAATGGATGAGAGGTATGCAGACGACAGGAAACATTGAAGATGTTTTAGGTTTAGACGGTGAAAATACGGGAAATGGGACTATTGCAAGCGACAGAAGACCTAATAAGAATATGGGCTTAATGCATTTATACGGTAATTGTGGCACTTTTGAAGGTGGAATTGCCGGAGTAGGAGACGGAACGAATGAAAAAATTTACATTAATCCAGATCCCGACGGAACTGTTGATTATAGCAAAGCTACAATAACAGCAAATTGGATTGATGTAGGCGGAACAGTGCCTTCTGCAAGTGTTAATAACGGCTTATTTAATGCTTCAGCAGACTTAAATGCCGATATTTTCTTATTTAAAGGCGATGCCGGAAGTGGTAAGACGAACGATCAACAATATTTTGCACATGCAAACAATACTGTTTATCGTGGTTTTTACGGCGGTCCCTGTACTTCTGGGGCTGCTGCTGGCGGGTTCTACGTGGGTTTGCATAATGCTGTTTCTAATTCTTCTCGTGCTGTTGGCTGCCGCCTCGTTTTTGTTCCGTAGAGCCCTTTAAGAAAAGGGGTTTAAGGGGAAAATCCCTTGTCCCCTTAATAAATGTGGCTTGCCACAAAAATTTTGCAAAATAAACGAAGTGAAGGGGGTTATAAATAAAAATAAAGTAGTTGTAGCAGGGGTTATATAGATAGGGCGGTACCTGTAATAATGGGGCTAATGCTGGCGGGTTCTACTTGAATTTGAATAATGCTGTTTCTAATACTAATCGTAATAATGGCTGCCGCCTCGTTTAATATCTAAATTAAATAAAGTTTTTATTGTCTATATAATCCTCACCACTTGGTGAAAATAGTGCAACAAGGGCAGGCTTAGTAGATTGCTTATAGAGAGATAAGCAAGTTGAAAAGTCTGAAAGATATAAAACGAGGTTTTATATTATGAAAAGATTAGGTTATTTAATAACAGAAGAAAAAATTACGGTTGATTATTGTAAGAAAATAATTTTAAAAGCAGCAAGGCATAAAACAAAAAGGCAAGCTGTTAAAAAGGTTATTGATAACATTGATTTATTTGCAAAAGATTTGCAAAGGATAATTTTGTCCGGAACTTATAAACCAAGTCCGTATAAAGTTTGTAATGTTATTGACCAACCGTCTAAAAAGAAAAGAGTTTTGCATAAACCTATTTTTTATCCCGACCAATGTGTTCATCATTTGTTAATTGATTTAGTTTATGATCGTTTATTAAAACGATTGGATCCGTATGCAATTGCTTCAATTCAAGGCAGAGGCATACATTTCGGATATAAAGCAATTACAAGATGGTTACACAAAGATTATAAAGGCACAAAATATTGCTTAAAATGCGATATAAAGAAATGCTACGACAACATTCAACCTAAATATGTCGTTGCTTCTTTTGAAAAATTTGTTAAAGATGAAAAGTATTTAGACCTATTAAAAAGAGTAGCTTTTTCAATGAATAGTTTACCTTTAGGCAATTATACTTCAGCATGGTTTGAAAATCTTTTATTGCTTGAGATGGATACTGCAATAAGGCAAGCAGATGGAGTTAATTATTATCTTCGTTATGTTGACGATTTTATTGCTCTTTCCGGAAATAAAAGGAAATTACATAGGTTGATTGCTTTAATATCGGAAATGCTTGATAGAATCGGTTTAAAACTAAAAAATAATTGGCAAATTTTCAAAGTATCTGATAGGGGTATAGATATGTTAGGTTATAGATTCTTTTACAAGTTTGTTTTGCTTAGAAAAAGAAATCTAATGGGAATGTTTAAAACTTTAAAGAATTATATAAAGAAGCCTTGTAGATATTGGGCGGTGAGGCTTTCCTGCAGATTAGGTAATTTGAAATGGTTTAATAGTTTCAATTTGGAAAATTGGATTTGTAGCAAAATAGATATAAGCAAATTAAAAAAATTATGCAAAATAAAAACAATTAACGGAGGGAATAAATTATGCACAGAATTATTTTAGATGAAAGACCTGAACAAAATTTTAAAATTACAGATTTGCCGAACGGTTATCAGCAAGTAGAGTTGTATAGAAACATTGAAGAAACTCAAGTTGATGGCCAAACAAAATATTCAGTAGAGTATTTGAAGTTGTTTTATCCGTCAATCAAAAAAATGACCTCAAAAGATTTTGAAACACAAGAACAGATCGATTTCATTTTCGGAGAAATTGAGAAAAAAGAAAAGCAGGAACAAAAAAACAATTTGATTGCACAGTTAAACATAATCGATAACAAAACAATAAGACCTATGAGGGCTATCAATTCTGGCCAAGGAACAGACCAAGATGCGAATAAATTAAGAGAATTAGAACAACAGGCAGAAGCAATAAGGGCAAAAATTCAACAATTAGGAGCTTAGCACAAAATGAATATATCAATTGAAATTGCCATTGTGTTAGTAGTGAATTTAGTTTCAATAGGTATTTGGGTTGGAAGTATGTCGTCATTTAAAAAACATATAAATTATCGATTAGATAAGTTAGAAGAAAAGCAAGACAAACACAACAATCTTATTGTTCGAATGGTTGAGGTTGAACAAAGAGTAAAGTCTGCTCAGCACAGGTTAGATAATTTAGAAAAAAAATAAATAGGAGGTATCAAAGATGAAGAAACTTTTGATGTTTGTAGTAAGTGTAGTTGTTGTATGTGTAGTATTTGTTGCTTCAGTTTTTGCAGATTCCGGAACTTCTGCAACAGGTTTTTTAGGCATCATTGCATGGCTAAAAACCAATTGGGAAAGTGTTTTGGCCATAATAGGCGGAATTGTTTCCGTAGCAACGATTATCGTCAAACTTACACCGACACAAAAAGACGATAATGCTTTAGCAACATTAATTAGATTACTAAGTGTTTTTTCGTTGGTTAATCCGGACGGAAGTTTTATCGGCAAAAAATCGGAATGAATACTAAAAGTAGCAAAATGGGGTTTTGTTTATTACAAAGCCAAAGAAAAAGGGTATATACCAAAAGTTGAATTTACAAACAAATTGTATATGCCTATAAGCAAAGAAACAGTTGAAGGAAAATTTATAAAACTTACTTGGAGATTTTGAAGTGTTGGTATTAGTATTTGCAGTATTCTTTATAGGATTATATATAGGTATGCAAATAAGATAGTAAATCCTCTGTGCCTCTTAACAATGCAAAAATCAGGGGGATCTTCTGGGGAAAATAAGGGAGATTGCGGCTCCCTTGTTTCAAGATTTAACAAAAACTTAAAATAAGAATTTTTCTTATTTCAAAAAAGGCAAAAAAATTGAAATTATCACCGCATTTTACATTAAAAGAACTTTTGGCTACAGAACATACAGACTTAATATCATTACAGCAAGAAGAAGTAAAACCATATATAAATAATCTATATATTTTATGCAATTATATTTTAGAGCCAATAAGAAATTATTATAAAGTTCCTGTTACCGTAACAAGCGGATTTCGTGGCAATACATTAAATAAAAGAGTTGGCGGAAGTTCAACATCGCAACATTGCTTAGGTGAAGCAGCAGATTTTTTAGTTAAAGGAAAAACTGTTGATGAAGTGTTTGAAGATATAAAAGACGGTAAAATAGATATTTGTTATAGACAACTAATTAAAGAAAAAATAAACGGTAAATTTTGGACACATATTGCTATGGTAAAAATACCGTATAATGATAAAGATCCTAAATATATGCAAAAACTTACAACAAAGGATGGTAAAAACTTTGTTAAAGTTTAAAATGCTTGAAAAAATAGTGTTGCTTAAGTATAATAGTTAAAAGTAATTAGGAAACAAATACGGGAAACCGTTAGCGGAATAATCGCAAATTATAAAGCTATTGACGAGGTTAAAAACTCGTTGGCAGCAATTTATATATAAAACCAAAAAGCCATCTATAAAATCAATTTAGGTGGCTTTTATTGACGACAAAATCACTATGCAAAGCCATGCAAACAAATGAATGTAAATGCAAGTATTTTTGATACTCGTTAGCAAAATAATCGCAAATTTTGCCTATTTTTTGAGTTTTAAAGGTATGTTTAAATTCTTTATTGATTCAAGATTCTTCTCGTTGGAATTATGATAATATACATTTTCAGTAAGTTGTAAGTTTGCATGACCTACAATATTTTTTATTTGAATCATAGGTATGCCGCTATTTCCGGACAATGTAATAAACTTATGTCTTAAACAATGGAAATGAAATCTTTTATCTATTTTACTGTCTTTTTTCCTCAATTTACCAATTAAAGCCGCAATAACTTCTTCTGTTAATGCATGGCCATCTTCATAACAACAAATTAAATTGCTTTTTGCTTTCTTTGCAAAATTATATCTTTTAACTAAATAATCTTTGTATTGCGGATGTATAGGAACATCTCTAATTGAAGTATTATTTTTTGGCTTCCATTCTAAATGAGGTTTTGGCCTGATACTGATAAGATCTTTTTTAAAATCTATATCTTTTAATTCAATATGACAAACCTCACCGCTTCGCATTCCGCAGGTTAAACCTAAAACAAAAGCTGTTTTTAATGGTTCATGTATATTGTTATAAATATATTGAATTTCTTTATCAGAAGGAATATATGTTTCGGTATTATCTTTTGTAGGTAAAAATTTTGTTTTTAATGTAATATCTTCATCAATATATTTTTTTTGAAAAGCAATTCTTTGCATGTGTTTTAATGTTACAAGATCCCGATTTATTGTTCCGGGAAGTCTTCCGTCTTTTATACGAATCTTCATAAATTCTTTTAAAACAAGGTCATTAAAATCTTTTACATATTGTATTGTAGGAAAAAGTTTTGTAAATAGTCTTATCGTGTCTATATCTCTTTCCTGTGTTCTTCTGCTTTTAAATTTAATGTATTCTTCGGCATATTCTTTAAGGAAATCGTTGAAAGGATAGTATCTTATAGGCAAACCATTTTTTTTGCTGTATAATCGCAAAGTAAGGTTTGCAGCCCATGTTTCAGCATCCTTTAAACTCGGACCGATTGCTTTGGAATGGTGCTTTTTGTTTTCATACCAAAATACATGATAAATTTTATTTCTTTTTTTTATATGTGGCATTTTATTATATGCTCATTTATTCTATCTATAGTAAAAGGTGTTTTTTTCTTTATTATTTTTATAATCTTTTTAAATTCGGGTTGCTGTTCAAAGTTTTTATATTTTGCAGAAAAACAAATATAAGTTGAAAAAGCTATCTTTCCTAAAAGGAGTGAATCTAATGTTTTACTGATATTGTCATTTTGCGGAAGTTGCGGATATTCTTTCAATAAAAAACATAAGTGTCCTAATGCTTCAATATACTTTTTGTTTGAAAATAGTTCGGTTGCTTGTTGATATCTTTTTGAAAATTCAGGATTCTTTAAAACAATATTATCTAATTTTTTTATATTCATATATGATTGAATATAATTAGCACCGATTTCTACTTTTGTTTTGTTTCTTTTTTTTAGAAAATCAACGATAATTAAAAACAAAACACTGATTATAATTACAATTATAAATTCTTTCATTTTTATATGGTTGTTTCTTTCTTTTCTCTTCTAAAGATAAATGTTTGATTATATTTTTCTATTGGTTTGCTTGCAAAAAATAAGCAACCTTGAGGAACAAGTTCTCTTGTTGATGTTTGACAATAAAATTCCCAGTCATCTTTTGCCATTTCATTTAAAAGATTTTCAAATGCTTGTGAAAAACTTTGTTTCTTCTTTGTTATTATTGCACCGTCTAAAACTTTATATTCATACATATTACATTCTCCTATTTTTTAGATTTTTCTTTATAGAATAAAACTTGTTCTTCGAGAAATTTAATTCTTTCTTCTAATAGCTTGTTTTTTTCTTTTAATATTTCTATTTCTTTATTGGTTTCAATTTTTTGTTGGTTTTTATCTCCGATAATAATGTTACTTGAATGTAAATCAAAAATTTTTTTAAGTTCCTTTTCTGATGTATTAAAAATTTTAGCCATTTTTGAGATGTTGTCTTCGGATGGTTTTTTGTTTTTTGAAAACCAATTTGAAACGGATGTGTCTGATACTCCTAATAGTTTTGCCAATTGTCTTTGAGCAGAGGCTTTTTTACCACTATTTATACTTTTTAACAAATCTTCTAATTCTTTCACTTGTCCTCCAAAAAAAATTAAAGTTTATTAAAGTTAAAAATGTTTATAAAAATGCGAATACAAAAAAACACTTGACTTTTTTGTAATAAAAAATTAAAATTTATTAAAGTTGAAAATAAACTTTATTTAACTTTAAAAATTGCGGACGGGAAAAATGAAAGTTTTTAATTTAATACAAAGGCCAAGAATACACAATATAAAAGCCTTTTTACAAGCAGGGCAAACGGGTAAGACTCCTGTCCGCAACAGATCTTTTCTCAAATGCCCTGCTTCACTCTTTATAATCTCTAAAATTATATCAATTTTTAAAACTTTAAATCAAAAGAACTTTTCTAATTTTAACCAATATAGAAATGCGAAAGCAATAATTTTTTTTCTCATGAGGTATGAAAACAAATGAAAATATATGAGAGTGTAGCGGAATTGTTTGAACATATTACTCCGAAAAAATTAGCAAACATTATCAATTTAAGCAAATCGCAAATTTACAGATATGCGGAAGATCCCGCTTCTTCAGGTTCAAGGTTGCCTGCTGATTTAATTCCGGTAATTACAAGAATTTCCGGATGTAACATCATTATTCAAAATCTTTGTTCTTTATGCGGTGGTGTATTTGTTCCTATCAAAGATGAAGAAGATAACAAGAATAGTGATTATATGAAAATCGTTCAAACAAGAATCGATGCAACCAAAACAATAATAGATGCAAATATCGATAAGAAAATTACAAAAGAAGAACTTAAACAAATAAAAAAAGCAATATACGAAAGCATAATGGCCAGTGCTAAGTATATTCAATCTTTAGAAGAGGAGGAAAAATAAAAATGGTGCGGATGCTAACAATAAAACAATGTGCCGAACATTTGCAGGTAAGTGATAGAACGATCCGAGATATGATTTCAAAAAAGAAATTTTGTCCGCATAAAAGAATAGGCGGGCAAATAAGAGTTTCGGAAGATGATTTTGAAAATTGGATAAATTCCTGCGAAGACGAAAGACTTAAATATGAAAGGAAAAAAGCCAACAGAGTAATAAGCCAGATAAACAAAATTTTAGGATAGGAGGAAATAAGTGAGAAGAAAAATGAGCAATATGACTAAAGATAAAGTTCGTGTTTCAGGTTGTTTGATTTTTATCTTAGCTTTTATAGTTTTGTTGATTTATTTAGGGTTTGCAGTAGTTCATAATTTATTTGCCGAAAATATCGTTGAAGAACTTACACAATCGCAAATTAACAAATATTACACAGAACAAACCATCAAAAACGAAATCGAATATATTGCTATGTGGGAATATACCGAAAATATGTCTGAACAAGAATATTACGACACATTCTTTAAAAATGATTGTGCCGAATATGAATATGTAATGAAAAAAGAAAAGGAGGAAGTAAAAAAATGTCAAAAGAATTAACCGTAGTAAATCCGTTGAATGAGTTATCAACTTATTTAAAAACGGATCCAAAAGAATTGGCTGAAGTGTTGAAGAAAACCGCTTTTAAAAATTGTCAAGAAGATGAGGAATTTAAAGCATGTGTAATGGTTGCAAATACCTACAAATTAAATCCTATCTTGAAACAGATTTATGCTTTTCCGGCAAAAGGCGGCGGAATAGTTCCGGTAGTAAGTATTGACGGTTGGATAAAACTTGCAACAGGTAATTCAAAGTATAACGGTGTTGAATTTGTTGATATCAGAGAAAACGGAAAATTGATTGCTATCACTTGTAAGATTTATGTTAAAGAACAGTCGCAACCTACTTGTGTAACAGAATATTTGGCAGAGTGCGAAGATAAAACAAAAACAACATGGGTAAAGTGGCCATACAGAATGTTAAGGCACAAAGCATATATTCAATGTGCAAGAATGGCTTTCGGATATGCCGGAATATACGATGAAGATGAAGCTGAAAGAATTGCTTATGCAACCTCAAACGATAATTCTTCCGGCAAACCAGATGTAGAAATGCCAAAAGCAAAAGTAGAAGAAGCACCTAAAAAAGAAGAACCTAAAGCCGAAGTAGTTGATGCGGAAGTAGTTGAAGATACTCAAAAAGAAACAAAAGCCGAAGAAACAATAGAAAATATTTCTATGCTTTCATCTGCAAGCAATGGAGCAAAAATAACGGTTAAAGGTTTTGTTAAAAATTTTGTTTTAAAACAAACGAAAACAAAAAAAGATTTTACACAAATAACTGTTATAGATTCTTACGATGGTAAAAATCCGAAAGAGGTATTGATTAATTGTTGGGGTAAAAAAGAACTTAATAAAGGTGTAGAACATAAATTTGATGTGTCGGTAAAAATATTTGAAAACGGTGCAAGAAATTATCTTGCTGAAAAAATAACGGAGATGTAAAAATGAATGATTTAACTTTTGATGAAGTTAATCACATTTATCGCAAATACGGAATAATAAAGCCGTCCGTAACACAAATTTTGCAAGAGGTTGGATTGATAGATTATTCGGCAGTGCCGAAGGAAGTTTTAGAAAGGGCTTCAAACTTTGGCACCGCCGTTCACAAAACCACAGAACTTTTTGACAAGAATATTCTTGATTTTAGTTCTGTAAGCAATCCGATTATACCATATTTAAAAGCATGGCAAGATTTTGTTGACACATATCAAATTAAGATTTTAGCAATAGAAGAAAAATTTTATTGTTCTAAATATGATTATTGCGGAACAATAGATAGAATTGTGTATTCTGAAACTTTAAAAAAAGAAATTTTAATTGATATCAAAACAACCTCAAGTATTTCACCAACCGTTAATTTACAAACTGCAGGATATGCAATAGGTATTGAAAAGCCAAATATTACAAGAATGGCAGTGCAACTCAAAGAAAATAATTTTCGGGCGGTTTTATGCAACAGTGCAACGGATGCGGCTTATTTTTTATCGGCTTTAAATGTTTGGAAATGGAAAAATTTACACAAACTAATTAAAAGGGAGCAATAAGATGACTGAAATAAATGCAGAAATAACACAGGAAGCAAAAGAAGTATCAGAATCAACGGACTTGCTTTTGCAGGAAGCAAAAGATTTCAAAATTAAAACCGTTGCAGATTTAGAAATATCTGCAAATATTTTGAAAACAATCAAACAAAAAAAGAAAAAGATTGATGAGGTAAGAAAAACTATTACAAGACCGTTGGATGCGGCAAAAAAAAGAATTATGGACTTTTTTAGACCTGCAGAAAATAAACTTTCGGAAGCCGAAAATATAATAGAAAAAACAATTTTAGATTTTAGGGCGGAAGAAAGAAAAAGAATAGAAGAAGAACAAAGGAAAGCAGCAGAAGAGGCAAGAAAAAAACAGGCGGAAGAACTTGCAAGAATCCAAAAAGAACAAGAAGAAGCGGAAATGATGGGAGATTCCGAAACGGTTGAAAATCTTGAAACGCAAAAAACAGTTGTTGCAACAACCGCAGAAGTAGCAACCGTTGTTACGGAAGAGCCGAAATTGTCCGGAGTAGCAGAAGTTAAAAGATGGAAAGCAGTTGTTACGGATAAAATGGCTTTAATAAAACATATTGCACAAACAGGGCAATTTGAAAACATTGTAGAGTTTTCAAATAAAGAATTAACCGCTTTGGCAACTGCAACAAAAGGAACAATTCAGATTCCGGGAATAGAATTTAGAGTTGAAAGATCGTTAGCTGCAAGGGGCTAAATATGGAAACGAAACAGGCAGAAAAATTGATATCAGTTTTAGATGAAATAGAAAAGAATATCGATAACATTATTGATATTCCGGATGATATTTCAAAGGCACTTGTGAAATTAGCATCGTTGATAAGTTCTTTATCTGTTTGTTGTATTCAATTCAAACAGTGTGCGACTGATAGATATTTAGATTGGCGACATGAGGGAAGAACAATCAAAGACAGTGAAATGTTGATGAAAAGCAGTCAAGATTATTATTACTACAAGTTAATCCAAATGAAAATTGATGCAATAAAAGAACTTATAAACAGTTTAAAAAAAAGGTTAGAGGTTTTGGCTCATGAACAAACAAACCTCTATTAAAAGTTATCAGGGTTGTTATAATTGCAGTTTTTTTGAAAGGATAGGAAATACTATAAGCGGATACGGAAAATGCAAAAAACCGCTAAAAGAAGCATTATTTCACATAGATATTAAATACATAGAAAACGGAACTTTTTCGTATCCGGATAAATTCTATCCTACAGCCGGAATATGTTGTATAGATAATTGTGAAAATTGGGAGGTAGTAACAAATGTCAGATAAAGACAAAGATTTTCTAAAAGTTTTTAATTTTGCTTTTGATAGGGGCTTTAGAAAAACGGAACATTCTTTCGGACCGTTATTACAAAAAGGTTGTATAGGTATTAATATGCAGGGAGTTTTTGTTTGGACTCCGATACCGAAAGAAGGAACTCATGATATCGTGTGTAAATGGGTAAAGGTTGCAGAATACAAAGGTAATAACAGCGAAGAAATAATAAAAAAAATAAAGGAGCTTGATAAATAATGAATATAGATTACATTGAAATTAGTAACAGCGGTAAAATCAAAATCAATTACGATAAAGGTTTCGATAAGTTGCATGTAGAAAGTGGAGAAAGAGCAAATCCTGAATTTTATACAGCTTTTTCAAAGTTAAAAGATGTTTTACTTGAGATTATTCAAAAAAATTCTCTCGCAAATTCAATAGGTGTAAGAAGTATAAAATTTACTGAATCTGATACAGGTAGCAGGTATTGTTTAATTCGTGGCTATTTTGTCAACAAAAATCAATCCGGAGTAGATGTAGTAAAAATTGAAACTCCGGACAAATTGATTGAAGATAAAAAAGCAACCGCAAAAAGAGATTTGGGATTATCAAAAAATAGTCAAGATATTTTAGCCGATTTAATTGAACAGGCTTGTTTATTTGTTAAAGGTCATAGAGCACAACAAAATTTGTTTGATAAACAAACCATGAACAAAATAGAAAATGTTGTTGAAACTGATGATGATGTAAGTGAAATGGCAGTAGAAACAACATCATTAGGAACAGATCCGGAGGTTAAATAATTATGGCAAATTACAAAGTAGTAATGATGATAAAACAGGAAGAAAAGAAAATTCATTTAGCGGTATCAGAAGAAAACAAAGAACTCGTTAAATTTAAAAGTTTGAATATTGATGAAGATTACAAACAGGCGATAGAAGAAATTATTACATCTTATCCGGAAGATCTTAAAGAGTTTGAAAAGAAAGAAGTAAAAACATCTCCGGTAAAACTTAAAAAGAAAGAAAAAGAAGAAAAGAAAGTTGAAAAGGTAGAAGCTCCAAAAGAAGAGAAAAAAGAAGAAAAAACAGCAAAAGCAGAAGTTAAGGAAGAACCTAAACAAGATTTATTTGAAACAAAACAAGAAGAAATACCGCAGGAAGAAAATTCAGATGAAATGGATGTAATGGATATGATGGAGGAATAATAATTATGACAAAAGAACAATATACAAAAACAGTTTATGTTTATGATGGTAAAGAATTTGACGGAACGGATATCAGTATTGAAGATGCAAAGAATTTGTTATCAGCAACATTTCCGGAAGTAGCAAACTCAACAACAAAAGAAGAAATAAAAGACGGTGTAAGAAGGGTAACCTTTACAAAAGTTGCCGGAACAAAAGGAATAACAGGCAAAGACATTGCAAACAAGCTATCAAAACTCAAAGAATGCGATTTTTTGGGCAAAAACATTATTCAACATCTTTTAGGCGGCAGCTTAGATTTAGATAAGCAAATAAGCGAATTAGAGCAATTAGAAAAAGATTGTGTTTCCAAACAGCAACAAACAGAAAAATTTATTAAAGGTTTTATTGTTATGGAATCAAAACCAACTTTTACAGAGGGAATTTAATGTCTTATTATGTGGCTTTATCAAGATTATGCAAATATAGTGATTATGAGAGAATTATCAATTTTAGGATACATGTATTGGAATTGATGAAAGGTTTACTTGATGTAGAAGAAATAAGGCTGCATTCTAAAAAATTGATAAAACATTTAGTTAATTTTGATTATCTTTCTTTTATGCAACATCTAAAAAAAATAATATACGACAACGATTTAGCTCCTATACTTTTTGATTTGTATGACGAATCATGGGAAACAATAGACGATATGTTTTCTTATGTTCCGTATAGGTTATTAGGTTATTACGGGCAATACGATTCTTACATAAACATTGATGATTTAGAAGGTATGAGTGAACACGAAAGAATTATGGCGATGTTATTTATGGCACAGGAATTTTGTTTGAGTGATGAAACGGCTTACGACAGAGAAAAATACAACAAGTTTTTGGAAGAAATTCAAGATAAAACCGCAAAAAAGAAAATGACAAAATTAATAAATGAAAAAGCTAAATTAGGCAAAGTATATGAATATTTTTGTCAAGATTATAAAAACGAACAAATTACGAAAAATGATTTTACAGAAAAATTCTATTACTTGTTTCAAAGGATTGTAAGAGATACGGGATGCGGAATAATAGATATGTGTCCGGAAGAATTAGACAACTGTTATTCCGGATGGGATGAGTTGCCTTACATGATAAATACATGGAAAGAATACAGAGAGAAAGAGAAAAAGCATAATCAATTTATAAAGGACCTAAACACAAATAAGAAATTAAGCAAAAGGTTTTATCAATTCCTTTTTGATGAAGTAATTCCGAGGTATAAAGAATAATGAACGAAATAAGAAAATCATTAGAGGTTATAAAACAACAGAAGCTCCTTTGTAGGTTAGATTTCTACGAAGAATCTATCTTTTTAACGAAGTTTGCAGAAGATAGAAAAAGTCAATACGAAGTATCTGCGGAAGATATAGAACAGCTTTTTTCCGGAGTTGAATTTTCTACGGGAATGTTACCGACAAATACGATATTTTATTCAAGAAAACATAATGTAGAAAAAGTTGTTATTTGTTACGGTGCAACAATAAAAAAAATACAGCTTAATGACCGAGATATTACAATACCTATTCCGGATCATATTTTTATTGGCCAA